AAGTTTAAAAAAGATACTGGTAGCAAACATTTTAGTAGTATAGAAACTATTAGAAACTATAAAATAATTGGTAATGGTATTATTAGTGTTCCACAAGGCCGTAAGGATTTAATTCCCCAAGGCTGGGAAGTAGTAGATAAACGAGTACTTGTTCCTGCCCCATTTCCAGACCCTAAGTTTGAGCTACGCCCAGAACAGCAGACCGTATGCGACGAGATTACAGATACCTGCTTTATTAATGCACTAGTAGGTTGGGGTAAAACATTTACCGCACTACATCTTGCTAGAAAATTGGGTCAAAAAACATTGGTAATTACGCATACTACTGCGCTTAGAGATCAGTGGTCTGAAGAAGTAGAAAACTTATTTGGTATTAGAGCTGGAATTATAGGTAGTGGTAAGTTAGATTGGGAAGATCATGCTATTACTGTGGCTAATGTGCAAACGCTTGTAAAGCACTGTAATACACTAAGCAAAGAATTTGGAACAATTATTCTAGATGAAGCACACCACTGTCCAGCAACAACATTTACACAAATTATTGACACTTTTCACAGTAGATTTCGCATTGCCTTATCAGGAACAATGCAACGTAAAGATGGAAAACACGTTTTATTTCAAGACTATTTTGGAAATCATGTTATCAAGCCCCCACAAAGTAACACACTGGCCCCAACGGTCAGGATAGTTAACACTGGAATCACACTTAAACATGGCGCTACATGGGTTGAAAAAGTAAATACATTAGCAAACGATACCAGTTATCAAGAGTTTATTGCTGGCATTGCTAAACAAGAAATAGAAACAGGGCATCAAGTACTTATAATTGCAGATAGGGTGGAGTTTTTACGAAATGTCAAAGAATACATCGGAGAAAATTGTGTGTTGGTTACTGGCGAAACATCCTTTGATGAGCGTCAGACGATTAAACAACAGCTCCTTAACCGTGAAAAAATGTCGATTGCTGGTAGCAGACAAATCTTCTCAGAAGGAATCTCAATCAACTCACTCTCCTGTGTTATCCTAGCAATACCAATGAACAACGATAGCTTGTTAGAGCAAGTTATTGGTAGAGTACAACGACAACATCCTGGTAAACTAGATCCACTAGTAGTAGATCTACAGTTTGCTGGTTGGGCTGATAAAAAGCAAAACAGAAACCGCCTAGGCTTGTACCTTAGAAAGGGCTGGCACATTGAAACGGTTTAAAAAATTTTGACTTGCAAAATATTCTACAAAGTGATATAATATTATTTTACTTCAAAGAATGATCTTCTTTTTTAACCTAAACAAATTAGAGTTTGCTACAAACAACGACCCTGAATATTTAGTTGCAGCTCTACAAAAGTGTTTTCTTGGTATTCGGATACCTAAAAATGCACGAGAAAAGTACAAACCTATTCCGGGGCTAGAAGCAGGCAGTAGTTATTTGTTAAATCCAAAAGCACTATTTGAAGATAAAATAACAGATGCAATATTTAAGGCACAGTATATTAGGCTAGCTGGACGCAGAGATTATCTTTCCTATAAAACCATAAAACAAAAACATCTTGACTTAACCTTATACCCAGACTTAAATATAGCTACAATTAAACACAATCCGCTATTAATAATTGAACACGCACATTTAAAATTTATATACGAGGAAACAAATGGCACTCTCATTTAAACAAACCAAAGGCAAAGCACAAACATCTAAAGTTGAATCCTATGAGTACAAAGACGGAGAAAACTCTGTTAGGCTTATTGGTGGGGTTCTTCCACGCTATGTATACTGGGTAAAAGGTACTAATAACAAAGATATTCCTATTGAATGTCTAGCTTTTAGTCGTGAAAAAGAAAAATTTGATAATTTAGAAAAAGATTGGGTACAAGAGTCTTATCCTGACCTAAAGTGTTCCTGGAGTTATGCAGTTAACTGCATTGATCCTAAGGATGGAAAAGTTAAAGTACTAAATCTTAAAAAGAAATTATTTGAGCAAATTCTAACTGCTGCAGAAGATCTGGGCGATCCTACTGACTACGATACTGGTTGGGATGTAGTATTTAAACGAGTTAAAACTGGCCCACTAGCTTTTAATGTTGAATATACCCTGCAAGTTCTTCGCTGCAAGCCTCGCAGTCTTAGTGATGACGAGCGTAAGCTAGCTGATACCGCAGTATCTATTGATGAAAAGTATCCTCGCCCTACAAGTGACGAGGTAAAAGCTCTAATCGAGAAACTGCAAAAAGGTCAAGAAGAAGAACAAGAGAATCAAACAGATAGCGAACGTGAAGCTGTTAAAGATTTAGCTTAATAATCCAGCCTGCTAAGCCAAAAGTTTAGCAGGCTATTTTATCTTATATTATGAAATTACTTTTTACAGCCGACATTCACATTAAACTAGGTCAAAAAAATGTGCCCACAGAATGGGCTAAAAATAGATTTCAGCTATTTGTAGATCAATTTCATGAGATGCAAGATAAAGCTGATATGATTATTATAGGCGGTGATATATTTGACAGACTGCCTAATATGGATGAAGTCGAGCTATATTTTGACCTAGTAGCTAGCCTTCAAAAACCCAGTGTTATTTATAGTGGTAACCATGAAATGGTTAAAAAGGATACTACCTTTTTAACATATCTTAAACGTGCAACTAATCGACTAAATAAACTAGTAACTGTATGCGACGATTATAGGAGTGATTTACTTGGTGGAGACATTGATATTATTCCTTATAATAAATTACGGGATTTTCAAGATAATTACAGTACTTTAGACTTTCAAGGTAGGGTACTAGTAACTCATGTTCGTGGAGATATTCCACCACACGTCAAAGCAGAGATCAATCTAGACTTATTAAATCGTTGGCAGGTAGTCCTAGCAGGAGATTTACATAGTTATGAAAATTCTCAGCGTAATATTCTTTATCCCGGTAGTCCTTATACTACTAGCTTTCATCGTAACCGAGTTGAAACTGGATGCATCTTACTTGACTTGGACAATTTGGAACATGAGTGGTTAAAGTTTGATTTACCACAGCTTATCAAGCGAACAGTAGGTGTAGACGACCCTAAACCGCAGACATACCCCGATCATACAATCTATGAGATTGAGGGTAACTTGCACGAATTAAGTCAACTAGAAGATAGTGACCTAATTGATAAAAAAGTAGTAAAACGAGCACAAGATACTCAGCTTATTCTAGACCCTAATATGACTATGGCTGAGGAGGTTCGTGAATATCTTACCTATATTCTAGAACTAGATCAGACTACAATTAATAGCGTATTAGAGGAATTTTATAATGCCAGAGACAAACTTACAGATTAAACAAGTTGTTGTATGGTCACAGCCAAATTGCCCTGGATGTGATACGGCTAAAAAATTATTAGATCAACTTGGTGTTCCGTACCAAGTTAACGTAATAGATACGCCAGAAACTAAACAATTATTCTTTACAACACTACCAGGTGCACGCAGTGTTCCACAAATTGTAGTAGATGGTAAATGGATTGGTGGACTACAGGAATTTAGAAGATTTTTAAATGATAACAATAAAGCACTTAAAATGGTCTAACTGTTTTAGTTACGGCAAAGATAATCAAATAAACTTTACTAGTGCTCCACTAATGCAATTAATTGGTAAAAATGGACACGGTAAAAGCTCTATAGCTCTTATACTTGAAGAAGTCTTATACAATAAGAATAGCAAGGGTATTAAAAAAGCAGATATTTTAAACCGATATGTAAAAGATAACTGGTATAACATAGAACTTGCACTAACAAAAGATAATGATGAGTATAAGATAGAAACAAAACGCTCTGGTTCTCAGATTGTTAAGTTGTATAAGAATGGCAAAGATATAAGTGGGCATACTGCTACTACAACCTATAAAATTATTGAAGACATTATAGGTATTGATCACAAAACTTTTACGCAAGTAGTTTACCAAAGTGGTGCAAATAGTCTAGAGTTTCTAACTAGTGCGGATACGGCTCGTAAAAAGTTTTTAATTGAACTCTTAAATTTAACTAAGTACACAGAAGCTGGTGATCAATTTAAACGCTTACACCAAGATCTAGGAGTACTAGTAGCCAGTGCAGAATCTAAGTTGCGAACAATTCAAGACTGGATTGATAAGTATAACAAACAAAATTTAGAACAAAAACCACTCCTACCAGTTCCTCCCCAACCAGAAGATGATATAAGCCAATATGCTAGTATTCGAGAAACTATTAGTACTATAAGTGCTAAAAATAAAAAGATTTCTCAGAACAATACATATAAAACAGTTCAAGGTAAATTAAAACTGTTACCTGTACCAGAAAAACCTACAGAAACTATTAGCGAATATATAACTAAACGTGCTGAACATGATAAAGCTGCACAAGATGCTCAACAGTTTATTCGTAAACTAAATAATCTATCAGATTCTTGTCCTACTTGTTTACAAGCAATTAACAGAGAAAAAACTCAACAATTGCTTAGTGAGTATGAACAAATCGTTACAACTAGTAAAGAGTTCAGTAAACAGGTAAACACAAAAATTCAAGATATTGAAAATAGGTTAAAGCTATGGAAAGAAGCTATAGAAGCTCAAGCAGAATGGGAAAAGTACTATCAACTAATTGATAATGATTTACCCAATGAACTCTTAGATGAAAAAATTCTACAAAAACAGCTAGATGAGTTGCAAAAATCCATACAACAAGCTAAAACTGCAATTCAAACTATTGAGCTAGAAAATCAAGCACGACAACAGCATAATAGTAAAGCAGAGCTTTTAAAGTCTCAACTTGCTGATATGCAAGAAGATCTAACTACTTGGCAAGCTAATCTTAATAGCTTACAAAATCGCCTAAATATACTAGCAATTCTAGTAAAGACATTTAGTACAACTGGTTTAGTAGCTTATAAAATAGAAAACTTAGTAAAAGATCTAGAAGTACTAACTAATCAGTATTTAGCTGAATTAAGTGGTGGAAGATTTCAACTTGCGTTTGAGATTAGTGGTAATGACAAACTTAATGTTATTATTGTAGACAATGGTAATAACATTGACATACAAGCATTAAGCGGCGGAGAGCGTGCCAGAGTTAATGTAGCTACACTGCTTGCTATTCGTAAGCTAATGCAAAGCCTTAGCCAAAACAGAGTAAATTTACTAATCCTAGATGAAACCGTAGAAGCCTTAGACTTAGACGGAAAAGAAAAACTAGTAGAAATTCTTTTACGCGAAGAAAACTTAAATACACTATTAGTATCACACGGCTTTACCCATCCCCTGCTAGAAAAAATTACGGTTGTTAAAAAACAAAACATATCTAGAATAGAGGACTAAATGTTAGAAACTATATGTGACATATTTCAAGAAGGGTATAGACGTGGCTGGGTAACTACCCGAGATGGAAATGCTAGTATTAGGTATCGTGAACAAAAATACTTTTATGTAACTCCTAGTGGTGTTCGTAAGCAAACACTTCAACCAGATCAATTTAAAAAACTAAATATTATTAGTGGAATACATAGTGGAATAGTAAGTCCAGATATGTACTGGACAGACTGGAAAGAAGCAGAATATACTCCTATAAGTAAAAATTTAAAACCTAGCGGCGAAATTCCTATGCACTTTGCCTTGCAAAAGGAAATTAATACAGATACCAGAGTTGTTTTACACCTACACCCTACCTATACAACTGCGGCTATGTATAAGGGAATTGACTTAACAACTTTATCTGATGAATTCCCTGAGTTAAGTAGGTATACTAAAGTAGGTAAAACCGTTCCAGCATTTTTACCACTAACTCAAGAATTAGCTGATGCGTGTGTTCGAAATCTTGGACTTGAACTAGACGGCTCATTAGAGTATAATATAGTAGGAATGGATAGGCATGGCGTTGTAGCTGTAGACACCAGTCCTTGGCGTGCTTTTGAACATATTGAAAGGTTAGAGCATATATGTAAAATTATCCTACATGGAGCTACATAGTGAAGCCTAAACGCTCAAAGATTGTAAAAGGCAAGCATACCACATTTGTTTATCACGCTGGTGGTAAAGTAGATATGATAACTGATTGGAATGCCCTAGCCCTAGAAATAAATCAAGCAATAGATAACTGGAAAAATCCTAAGCCCGTAGGTTTACTTCCAAAAATTCGTCGTGGTAGATAGTCGACAAAAAGGTGCCAGAACTGAAACCAAAGTAAAAGAGTTTTTACGAGAACATACTCAGTTAAAGTGGGAACGCGTTCCAGGTTCTGGTGCCCTAAATGAAAAACATGGCTTAAAAGGTGACTTATATATTCCGGGCGAAAAAAATATATACTGTGTAGAGGTAAAAGGATACGCAGACGATCATCTTACTAGCCATATATTAACTAGTAAAAGTCCTACGCTCTTAGACTGGTGGCAGCAAACCATACGAGAAAGTGGTCAAGTCGGTAAACAACCCTTACTATTCTTTAAGTTTGATCGTAGTAAAATATTTGTAGCATTTGAAGATATACCTAATGATCTATATCCTTATGTGTATATAAACAGAGATGATTATAAATTTTTTGTTGCACTAGCAGAAGATTGGATAACAAATGAAAATATTGAGTTTATAAAATCCTATGATTAATAAATTATTTGGAATTATTCTGGCTACAGCCTCTATTTCGGTTGCAGCTCAAACAATTACAGCAGCAGGAGCTACTTTTCCTTATCCAATATACGCTAAATGGGCTGAAGCCTATCAAAAAGAGACTAAAATTGGATTAAATTATCAAAGTATTGGCAGTTCTGGTGGTATTCGTCAAATTAATAATAAAACAGTAACATTTGGAGCTACAGATGCTCCGGTTAAGGGTGAAGATCTAGATAAGATGGGACAAGTTCAGTTTCCCGCAATTATAGGCGGAACAGTTCCTATTATTAATCTTGACGGATTTCAACCGGGTGAACTTGTTATTACTGGACCCGTACTGGCTGAAGTGTTTATGGGTACTATAGTAAAGTGGAATGACCCTAAACTACAGCAACTTAACCAAACCAAAAAGCTGCCTGACTTAGCTATTACTGTAGTACACAGAGCTGATGGATCGGGAACTACTTTTAATTTTACTGATTACTTAAGCGCAGTAAGCCCAGACTGGATGAGTCGTGTAGGGCGTGGTGCAGCAGTAAAGTGGCCTGCTAGTAGCTCAGTAGGAGGCAAAGGTAATGAGGGTGTAGCGGCTAATGTGCGTAGAGTACGTGGTTCTGTGGGATATGTAGAGTATGCCTATGTTAAGAAAAATAACATGACCTACATGAAACTACAAAACAAGGACGGTGTGTTTGTTGATCCTGATGATACTACCTTTGCTGCCGCTGCAGCTGGTGCAGATTGGTTTAGTGTACCCGGTATGGGTCTAAGTATTGTTGATCAACCGGGTAAGAATACTTGGCCAATTAGTACTGCTAGTTTTATTATCATGTACAAAGATCCTGTGAACAAAAAAGATAGTCAAGAAGCTATTAAGTTTTTTGATTGGGCATTTAAATACGGTGCTAAAATGAGTGAAGAACTTGATTATGTACACCTTCCAGAAGTACTACAAGCTCAAATTAGAACCCGTGTTTGGAGTCAGATTAAGCACTAAATATGAGTAAATCATTTCAACAAGTAAGTGAATTAGAAAATACCTTAATGGTAGTGGATGCCTTAAACTTAGCATTTCGCTGGAAGCATAACGGCGCAACAGACTTTTATGAAGATTACCTGCGTACGATAGATAGTCTTAAAAAGAGTTATAAAGCTCGTTGGATTATTATAGCTGCGGATCAAGGTTCAAGCAGCTATCGTAAACAGATTTATCCTGAGTATAAACAAAACAGAAAAGATAAATTTGCTGAACAAACTGAAGCAGAACGTGCAGCTTTTGAGCGATTTTTTGAAGATTATCAGCACACACTAGACTGGATTCGTACTCAAACTACATATCCGGTTGTTCAGTTTCCACAAACTGAGGCTGATGATATAGCTGCCTATATTACTCAGCAAGTCAAAAACTATCCTATTACTCATACTTGGCTAATTAGCAGTGATAAAGACTGGGACTTGTTAGTGGGTGAAGATACTAGCAGATTTAGTTATGTAACACGCAAAGAAGTTACAGCTAATAATTGGCACACTCACTACGACTTTACACAAGATCAATACATTAGTATTAAATGCCTAATGGGAGATACAGGAGATAATGTGCGCGGTGTAGAAGGCATTGGCCCTAAACGTGCTCATCAACTTGTGGAAGAATGGGGCACTGCTCTAGACATAGTTGCAAATCTACCTATCTCCAGCAAACTAAAATACGTTAAAACACTTAATGATAGTGCAGATACTATCATGCTAAACTATCAGCTTATGGACTTAGTTACATACTGTGCAGATGCACTAGGTTCTAATACACAACAAATAGACACTATCCTACAAGAGTATATTAAATGATAAACGGCGCAACATTAACAGGAACAACTAATATAGCAGGGTTTTATAGTAGTACACTTAATATTCAATGTTTACGACTAACGGCAGATGCAGAATTACCTAAACGTCAGCATCCCACAGACGCAGGAGCAGACCTGTGCTGCATAGAAGATATAGATCTGTATCCTGAAGAAACCAAAGCTGTTGGTACAGGTATAGCAGTCAAAATTCCGGTAGGCTTTGTCGGGTTAATCTTTAACAGATCCAGTCAAGGAAAAAGGGGAATCATACTGCCTAATAGCGTAGGCGTTATAGACAGTGATTACCGTGGCGAACTAAAAGTTCTACTAAAAAATATTTCAGGCGATAAGTATAAAATTTCACAAGGCGACAGAATTGCACAGCTAGTAATAGTACCAATTCAATTAGCTACATTTACAGACTGCTGGAACGATACCCAACGAGGTACAGGCGGATTTGGCAGCACAGGAACATAGAGGAGTAACATGACAAGCACACGAGCACAAGTAATTACCCGACGAACTTATAATAGGCCCATCAGTGATGATGGCAAACAATTTGAAACTTGGCAGGACACAGTTAGCCGAGTAATATCACATCAAGCTTGGTTATGGGAGCGTGCTGCAGGTAGACAGCTTCTATCTAATGAGTACGCAGAACTAAATCGCCTAGAACAACTTATGCTTGAGCGTAAGGTTTCTATGAGTGGACGGACCTTATGGCTGGGCGGTACACAAGTAGCCAAAAATCGTGAAGCATCACAGTTTAATTGTAGCTTTACAGAAGTAGAAACTGTGTACGATGTAGTAGATGTTCTATGGCTTCTATTGCAAGGTTGCGGCGTAGGCTTTAAGCCTATTGTAGGCACATTAAATGGATTTTCAAAACCTATTCAAAATATTGAAGTGATACGATCACAGCGTACTGAAAAAGGTGGTTGTGAACACAATGTAGAAACTTGGGACTCACAAACAAAAACTTGGCGTATTCAGGTCGGCGACAGCGCAGAAGCATGGGCTAAGAGCATTGGTAAGCTAATGGCAGGAAAATACCCTGCTGATACTCTTGTCCTAGACTTCTCCCAATTACGTCCTGCTGGTGAAAGGTTAAAAGGCTATGGTTGGATTTCTAGTGGAGATAGTGCTATTTCTACTGCTTATGTTGCTATTGCCCGTATTCTTAATGGTCGTGCTGATAGCCTTCTTACTCGCATGGACATCATGGATATTGTTAATTGGCTTGGCACTATCCTTTCAAGTCGTAGATCAGCTGAAATTGCTCTTTTCGACTATGGCCAACCGGAATGGCAAGAGTTTGCAGTAGCTAAAAAAGACTGGTGGTTACACGGTAACGCACATCGTCAGCAAAGCAATAATAGTCTAGTGTTTAATGAGAAGCCTACCTACGAGCAGCTAAGTGAAATTTTTGCAATTATGCAAGAAGCTGGCGGTAGTGAACCGGGTTTTATTAATGCACAAGAAGCACGTCGTCGTGCACCTTGGTATAAGGGAGCAAATCCTTGTGTTGAAATTTTACTCGGAAACAAATCGTTCTGTAATCTTACAGAAACAGATATTGGAAAATTTAAGGGCAATACCGCAGGACTTCACGAAGCTATACGGCTTGCCGCCCGAGCTAATTATCGTCAAACCTGTGTTAATCTCAAAGACGGTATCCTACAAGAAGCATGGCATCTCAACAATTACTTCTTGCGACTGTGTGGTGTAGGCCTAACTGGTATAGCTAAGCGTCCAGACATGACTGGTTATGATTACGAGTATCTAAAACGTACAGCCACTAGTGCAGCCATTGGCATGGCAGATGAGCTAGGCTTGCCTCGTCCTAAAAATATTACTTGTGTTAAGCCTAGCGGCACACTAAGTAAAATTATGGATACAACTGAGGGAGTACATAAGCCTCTAGGCAAGTACATTTTCAACAATGTACAGTTTAGCAAGTACGATCCAGTTGTAGATAAATTGCGTGAAGCAAACTATAAGGTATTTAATCACCCCACAGACGATACTGGTGTGTTAGTAACTTTTCCAGTTGAATGGTCGGATGTTCCCTTCCATAAACAAGATGGCAAAGAAGTTAACCTAGAAACTGCTATTGATCAGCTAGAGCGTTATAAACTGATTCAAACTTCGTGGACTCAACAAAATACATCAGTAACTATTAGCTATGAGCCACATGAAGTTCCAGAAATTGTGGATTGGCTAATGAATAATTGGGACTGCTATGTTGGGGTTTCATTTATTTATAGAAGTGATCCTACAAAAACGGCCAAAGATCTTGGCTACTTATATTTACCACAAGAAGTTGTGGATGAATATACATTTCGCACATATGTTCAAGACTTAAAAGCTGTTAATATTGATAGTGCAAATAGTTTTGACGCAATTCTAGATGACGAATGTTTAACCGGCGCATGCCCAGTAAAGTAACTATGAACGATACACCTTTAACTTTTACAATTACTGTTCAAGAAGCTAATACTATACTAGCAGGTTTACAAGAATTACCAGCTAAATTATGTAATCCGCTTACTAAAAAACTTCAAGAACAAGCACGAGAACAACTAAAAAGTCAAGAAACTACTCAACCTGAGTAATAAAAAAGCCCCGTTACCTAACAGTAACGGGGCTTTTCTTATCTAGGAGAGTCATCAGTATCTTGATCACTATCCTCATCATCCATGCTGTCCGAATCGTCTTCATCGCTATCATATAGTGTACTAACTATTTCTACTAGTACGTCGCGATAAGGTTGATCTACATCTGGTAAATCTTGTAGATATATATCAACATGACCATTACGTAGTAATTCTGCATGGTACATAAATTGACCAAAAGCTTCTACTTCTTCTCCAATGTTTTCATTAGCATAGTCTTCAATTGCTTGAGCAACTATATTCAAGTACTCTTGTTTTACATATGCTTTTACTGTTAAACTTAGTAGTTTAAGAGCTTTGCCTTCACGTTCACGCATAATCTGATTACGCTTAGCACTACTCCACGAATAACCACCATCACCGCCCCACAGATCCCAAGCTACTCTACCTTTAGTAGGAAACCCTTCTTCACCACTACGAAATCCTGTAGCTTTTTTATCAACTTCGTGACGGGAGAAAAAACTGTACATTCGTAGGACAGTAGAAGCACTTAGTGGCTCTCGGTCTTTTAATTGATTAGCTCTGGCTAAACCTACTAGGGTGCCGCCAGGCTTACCTTCGTCTTTCCACTTTAAGGCTCGACGAGCTGCACTCGCCATACCGCTAGTGGGTTTGTAAGTTTTTGCCATTTTAATCCTTATATGCTAAAATTATTTGTTTACACATTTTACTACGTACTATGTCTTGATCTAAGAATCTAATTACTTCAATACCTTCAATACCTTCTAGCCGTTTTATAGCATCTTCTAGTCCTGAATTATTTAAGTCTCGTTGGTCTGGATCGCCGCTTAAAATTACTTTACAATTTTTACCTATTCTAGATAACAACATTTTTAATTCAGTTTTAGTTAAGTTTTGTGCTTCGTCTACTAAAACTATTGCATTATCAAATGTTGCTCCACGCATAAATCCTATAGGTCGGGGTTCTATATCTTTATTTTTAAGTGCATATTCATAGAATCCTTTACCTAAAGATCGTTGAAACACGTTATCAAATGGTTCTAAGTATGGAGCATACTTTTCCTCTAATTCACCTGGTAAAAATCCTAACCCGCGGCCAGTTTCTACATTAGGCCTGGTTAATATAATTTTATTTATGCGTCTATGAAAAAGCTCTCCTGCAGCATAGCTAGCAGCTACAAATGTTTTACCTGTACCTGCACTGCCTACTCCAAAAACTACCTCATTTTGTTTTATAGCACTTAAATATTGTTCTTGTATAAAATTAAGAGGTTTTACATCTCTAAATCCATACTCAATTGGGTTTGATTGAGTATTGGTTTGTTGTTTACGAGCTTTTTTACCTGATCTAGTTGCCATTGATTCGACCCTGTTAAGAAGTTAAGGTTAAACACTTGGATTACTTTTTTGTGTCTGGTTTTACCTCACTAGGCTTTTGCGCACCTTCTAGTTTTTTATGCACTTTTATTGTTTTGCAGACTTCTTTTTCTTTGCCTTGGCTATCTTTTTGCACCTCACAAACTCGTTTAGTTTCAGGTTCGGCTGCCACATAACTTGTGGCAAATAAGGCAATTAACGCGGCTAAAATATATTTCATGGTTAGTCCTTTTTATGTGGGCTAAACTTTTCAGTAACAATTACACCTAAACCTACTAATACTATATACATCATACTATCGTATAATGTTCCGTCTATTTTATAACCAAAAAATAAATTAGCTACAAAACCTAGGCTACATAGCATAAAAGCTAAAAATGTTATTACACGTTTGCTGCTTAGGCTGCCGTCTACTCCGTCTTGTAGTAGTGATTTAAGCATTTAAATCTCCGGTTGTGGTGCTTGTGGAGGTTTTGGTTTTCCACCGTATCCTACATCTGGTTGATTACTAGCAAATAGTGCTGGCTCTTGCCTAGTCTGCTGCGGTTTAGGTTCTGGTGTACGTATAGCCTCTATAGTAGTTTTAAATCCCTCTTGTTGTTGTTTTTGTGCTTGAAGCATTACTTCTTGATCTTCTTTTTTAGCTCCTGCAAGCATAATACCACTAAGTGTACCAGTTAAGAATGTTGCTATAGGTACAATAAGTTCAAAGAACTTTTGATCAATTGGACTCATAGCATTAAGTGGCTGTGTAACAAATATTATAGAGTAGAGAACTACAAATACAATGCCTGTTAGTGTAAGTGCTAAACAAACTCCTATAAAGAATTTAAGTCTAGCCATTAGTTGTTCTTCGGTATAAATTAGAGTCTCCTTATTTTGCACCTTTAGCTCCTCCTTTATCTGGTTGACACTGTTGGCAAGTTTGAGTCATTGGCTCCTGCCGGGTCTCTGGCGGCCCTAGTCTAGGATCACGTTGTCCTTTAAATATGTGTTCTGGACAAGTACGAGTAACATCACATAGTGGTTTTTGACACTGCTTAGTTTCCCAATTTTGTGGATCTTGACAAGGATATCTAAACCTATCGCTACCAAAAGCAGCTAGTGCAACAGGTAGTGCAAGTAAAATTAGCAAGAATAGAAATAGTTTTTTATCACTAATCACCGTTAGCCTCCTAGTATGTGTAAGGCGTGCTCGTAGTGTTTTTTACGATCTTCTATGCCTATTGTACCACCATTAATTCGTTTTGTCAAGGTTAAAATATCCCCTTGGTCTGCCCAACGATTTAAGCTATTAGTTTCCCAAAACCAGCATGCACTTTGAGCAGCTCCTTCAAAGGTTTCTAGGTAATCTGCTGCTTCTTCTGGTTTGATTTCTATGCTATGTGCAAACCAAGTATAATTGTCTTTACCAGTTAGCTGAATAAGTCCACGACCCCGGTATCGCCACCCATCACCCGAAGCCTCGTCACCATTACCCATACGATTAGCATATACTCGGTTAGCTATTGCTTCTTGCTTATTAGGTTTATTAGCATATTGTTGAGCAAGCTCATCAGTAGGAAAATATTTTGGAAATACTTTGCGTAGGCTTTGCCAACGATAGTTAAGATTTTCTTGTAAGACTGTAAACTCAGCCGACTCATGAGCACACTGTGCGATCCAAGCTGCTTGACGTAGGGGAGTGTTAATCTCATAATCAGGAAATAGCTGATTAATAACTTGCAACCAATAGCTTGTATACTTATTTCGTGGTATTAATTTTTGTAATTGTTCTAGGGTTAAGGTCATTTTACATCCTCAAATAATTTACGTTGAGTTTTGTACCACTCCTGCCACATACTGGACTTTAAGCTACAATCATGGTAAAGGTGATAATTTTCTGTAACCGTTTTAGCTACATCACTAAGTTTAGCATTTTGTTCTAGTGGTTTTAGTGATCTGCAAGGCTCTAGTAATACCTGTGGTGCTTCCGGAAATTTAGGTTTTAGTGGAACAGGAGTGCTACAGCCTACTAACACTAGTGATAATAATATTACTATCGATTTCATTGTATTTTTTCCGCCGCACGATTATGTGCGTCTACAAATGGTTGTGGAATTTCACACTTAGTATCATACTTAACTACTTCTCGGTCAACATACTGTACTATATTTTGACCGCGTTCGCGTACTATTTTCTGTTGCACAACTACTTTTTCTACTATCTTAATATTTTCTTTTGCTGCCTCAGCTTCAGCTTGTGCTAGTTTAACTTCTAGCTCTTTTATTCGAGCTTGCCAAGCCCGTTCATTAGCGATTGAACCTAGCATATAAACTCCAATAACTACAAGTATAATAGACCCAATTTGTAGTGGAGTTTTGTACACATGAATAATAGGTAGTGGAATAAACTTAAGTAAATAAGTTACCACCAACCCAATTAATCCTAAGGCTAGTACCACATAAAATAGCCACCAAGGCAGCCATTGAAGAATCCACATTGTATCTCCTACCATCGACCAGCTTCGCGGCCAATATCAAATAACCATACAAAAAATCTAATTGCAATACTAAGTGTTATAACTAGTAAGGTTCCCCAGAATAGGTTTTCAATAAACCGCTTTCTACGGCGAGCTTGATCACGAATCATACGCTCACGGCGCTCACGAATTTCACGACGTAGCTGATTAAATTGACTATATCCTTCAGCTCCTAAGTGTTGAAGTTCACCATAATAAAACATTGTATGAATTTCAGCTTCCATTTCCCTAAGCCGTTGTTGTGCTATAATTATATCAAAGGCTTCTCCGGTTTCACTTTTACCAAATCCTATTTTTTCAAATAAGCCAGGCTTCTGTTCACCACTATCAGTTTTATTATCATTAATTAGCTGTTGAAGCTGTCCTGCAGCATCCGCCCACTTACTTAATTGACGGTATACTCCCTCTACTTCCTGACCTACTTTTACAGCAGCTTTTAAACCATTAAATGCTGCTGTTACCGTACCCATTAGCGTTAGCGGATCCATTGTACCCCCTAGTTAGCAAGAGGATTATCTAATGCCTTTTTAATCTTGTCATCTACTTCACGACGAATAGCTCGTAGTTCACCATTAGTATCACGTTCAATTCTGTTTACACGTTCATTTACACCCTGCACTGTACTATCAACTTGACGTTGCATCTCTCGAACACTAGTATCAGTAGATTTCCTAATTTCTTTAATCTCTAGGTCAACTTGTCGTCGAATATCATTAATATCTTTTTCGGTTTCACGCTGAGCAACTTTAGATCCCCGCTCTACACCTTCTAAGACAGTTTCTGTGCGACGAATATCGCCTTTTAGATTTTGATTAATATCGCGAGTATATCCCAACATTTTTTCATTATCTGCTTCTAGTTTAAT